ATTAATAGATAAGGGAGAGAGAGTAGACCCTAAAGATCGGTATTTTAGGGGAAACTTTCTAGTCACAAAGATAGAACACACCTTTAAACTTTCTAATGACAAACATGAAATGCAAATGACGGTGATGAAGGACTCTATGGAAAGTCCATTGCCTGGTGGTGTCAACGAAGAGCCTAGGTCTGTTCAACAAGGTAATCCTGAACAAACTACTAATGATTCACGCACGGCAGCAGAAAGACGTGCTGGTAGAACTGGAACCGTTGTAGCCGGCACTCCATCTAGAAGTCAACAAGAGATGATTGATAAGTTTGAAAATGATCCTGAGTTCCAAGCAGCATGGGAAAGGCTTAAGAGAGATCGTCCACAGGTTGACAAGGCAGAATTTTATCGTGTGATTTATGGAGAAAGTCGTGGTGATCACACGATACGCAATAAGACTTCCGGCACGGTGGGATTGTTTCAATTTACGAGAGGCACAGCAAAAGGTCTTGGTACATCAGTAGAGGAAATAGGAAGAATGACTCCTGCTCAACAAGTTGATGTATACAATAAATATTTAAGAAGTTATAAAGGCGGTGGAGTTGGCTCTCTATCCGTGTATGGCGCTGCGCCATCTTTTGCACACAGATCAGATGACACAGTTGTTTATAAAGTGGGTTCAGAAGCATGGAAAATTAACAAAGCATATCGCCCTGCTGATAATGGACCCATCACTGTAGGATCTCTAAAGAGATACCTTACTAGCAAGAAGTATTCAGCATAAAGGAGAAAAACCATAAAAAAACCTATTAACTCAAAACACAAACTATTACTTCATAAGGAAGAAAAAATGAAAAAATCACGTAACCGACTTTTAAAAATGCAGAATTTTCAGAGACAAGAGAGAAGGGTTGAAAAAATAGAGCCAATTTCAGAAAACCATAAATATGAATTAGAGTTAATAGGGAGAACACGTAATGAAGACGTTCAGAGAATTAAAAGAGGGACTCAACGACCCCAATATATTTAAGGCATTCTTTCTTGCTGGTGGTCCCGGTAGTGGAAAGTCTTACGTTGCCGGAAAAACTTTAGGTGGTTCTGGCCTCAGAACTGTAAACTCTGATGACGCATTTGAAGCCCTGCTTACCAAAGCAGGGTTGTCTATGAAGATGCCGCCAGAAGAAGAAGCAGAAAGAGATGTTGTTCGGGCCCGAGCAAAAGCAGTCACCAAAAAACGACAAGACAATTACCTAGAAGGTCGCATTGGACTTATCATTGACGGCACGGGTAAGGACTATGAAAAACTCACAAGACAAGCTGCAGCTCTTCAAGAGCTTGGTTATGACACGCATATGTTATTTGTGAACACTTCTCTTGATGTTGCACTTGAAAGAAATCAGAAGAGAGCTAGAACTGTTCCTGAACCATTAGTGGTCAAGTCTTGGAACGAAGTGCAAAACAATATCGGTAAGTTTCAAAATTTCTTCAGGGGTAATTTCATCATTGTAGATAACAACGACGCAAAAGAAGATGTGCTGACTTCTGTTTTCAAACGAGTTCGTAAGTTGCTTGGTAAGAAGGTCAAAAACCACAGTGCAAAACAGTGGGTTGATATGGAAATGAAACGTAGAGGCATCACAAAAGCACCAAAGGGATTTTAACCCTTGACAGTTCACATTCATTTTTGATACAATATTATAACTTGGTAGAAAAATGAACGTAACACAAACAGCACAAAAAAGAATAGATGACATACTTACCTTTGATTCTGTATTTCGCATAGAGATACAGGGCGGCGGTTGCACTGGTTTCAAGTATAACTTTGACATAACAGATGTTGAAGAAGGTGATATACACATAGGAAATAAAGTGGTGGTAGACCCTTTCAGTATGACTTATTTGGAAGGCTCTACTTTGGACTTTAAAAACGATGTCTTTTCACAGTCGTTTGTGATAGAAAATCCTAATGTCAAAACAACATGTGGCTGTGGTGAGAGCATAGGATTCTAGGAAAGAACGGTGTATCAATATAGTTGCATAATCAGAAAAGTCGTTGATGGTGACACAATTGATGTAGATATTGATTTGGGTTTTGATACTTGGAAACTAAATGAGCGTGTGCGTCTATATGGTGTCGATACACCAGAGAGTAGAACAAGAGATCATATAGAGAAGATCTTTGGTAAAGAGGCCTCAAGAGTTGTAGAGAGTTTTTTACCAGTGGGATCGAGACAGACTCTTGAGACACTTAAAGACAAAGCAGGCAAATTTGGTAGAACTCTTGGTAAGTTTATCATATTCGACCCAAAACAAGATAGAGAAACAACCATCAATGATTTTCTAATCGAAAACAACTATGCAGTTGGTTATCATGGACAATCAAAGGATGCCATAATTCAAGAGCATCTTGATAATTACATTAAACTAGTAAAAAGAAACCCGGAACTGATCAATGAAAATACTGTTAGTCGGTATGTTAATAGTCGTCGTTAGTGGTTGTAGTAGCGTTTCTTTAATTTATGGCGGTCTTGACATGACTAGCAATATCACTACTGGAAAAGGAGTAGTTGATAATGTTGTGTCTGAAATGAACGGTGCAGATTGTAGAATACATAGATTATTTAAGGGTGAGGAGATTTGTAAAGAAGATGAGTAATTGGTGGATTGAGGAATATAAAAAATTCCATAGAGACATAAATGATTATGGTAATGGTGGAGCCATGAAATTTCACCACCTTCACATAGACGATCTAATCAAAGACACAGAAACAGAGACACTGCTTGATTTTGGTTGTGGTAAAGCAGAAATCTACACAAAAAATGATTGGGGTTGGCCAAAGCCAACTCTTTATGACCCTGCCATACCAGAATATTCAGAGTTACCATCAGGCACCTTTCACGGTGTAATATCTACGGATGTAATGGAACACATACCCGAAGAACAACTGCCAGAGGTTGTCGAACAGATATTCTCTCGGGCGGAACGGTTTGTGTATCTTGGTATTGCAAATAATGAATCCAGTGCAGTTCTTAGCGATGGTTCAAATGCTCATGTGACAAGAAAACCTGTTGAGTGGTGGGCAGAGAAAGTTGATCAATATGCACCGGAAAAGATATATTGCCATATCAAGACATATGGTGATTCGAATGGTTATGTGATTTTGAACGAAGAACATTATTTGGAGTGGTATATTAATGGCATCTGACATCAGTGAAAAATATAGGTATGTTGTGAGAAAGATTGGTGATGATGAGTATGACGATCAAACATTCATTGGACTAACACCAGAGGCTGGACGATATCAAGGTGTGATATACAAATATGGCCGAGTGGGTGTTGCAGAGAAAGAAAATCCCGATGGCACCTTGAATTTGCAATTTGACTATGGTATTGTAGATAACAATGGTCACAAAGAAGAGTATTTCAGAGACGACTTCAAGAATCTGATTGGTGACATTTTGGTTGATATCATAGACAAAGAGGCACTGAATGACAACGATTGAACAGACAGCACTTGCAAACCTAATACACAATGAACAATATGCACGTAAAGTATTGCCTTTTATCAAAGGTGACTATTTCTCTGATAGGACTGAGCGCATATTGTTTGAAGAGATACAGAAGTTTGTAGAGAAGTATAATGCGCTGCCCAACAAGAACTCAATCGAGGTTGAGCTGGACAGTCGCAAAGATTTGAATGAAGATGATTTCAAGAGAGTCATAGAAGTAGTTCGGAGTCTAAAGAAGGACGATGATGTAAATTTTGACTGGTTAGTAGAAACAACTGAGCAGTTTTGTAAAGAAAAGGCGGTGTATAATGCGATTGTTGACGGCATTAAAATCATTGATGGAAAAGATAAATCACGAGGTGCAGATGCTATACCTAGTATTCTCACAGATGCCCTGGCTGTTGGTTTTGACAATCGGGTTGGCCATGATTACCTTTCTGACACTGATGAGCGGTTTGAATTCTACCACAAAGTAGAGGAGAAGATTCCATTTGACTTGGAGTTCTTCAACAAAATCACTAAAGGTGGTTTGCCACAGAAAACACTGAACATTGCACTTGCTGGCACTGGTGTCGGTAAATCTCTGTTCATGTGTCATATGGCAGCCAACTGCTTGATTCAGGGTAAAAGTGTTCTGTATATCACACTAGAGATGGCAGAAGAACGCATTGCAGAACGTATCGATGCAAACCTAATGAACATCTCTATTGATGATTTGCATGAACTACCCAAGCAGATGTATGACACCAAGATAAACAACATCATACAAAATACTACAGGACAACTGGTTATCAAAGAGTATCCAACTGCCTCTGCTCATAGTAATCATTTCCGTGGACTAATCAAAGAACTGGCAGTCAAGAAGTCTTTCAAGCCGGACATCATTTTTATTGACTATCTGAATATCTGTGCATCATCACGATTCAAGGCAAATAACAATGTCAACTCTTACATGTATATCAAGGCGATTGCAGAAGAATTGCGTGGCCTTGCAGTTGAAGTCAATGTGCCTATCATGTCTGCCACACAAACAACCAGATCAGGATACTCCAATAGTGATGTAGGACTGGAAGATACATCAGAGAGTTTTGGTCTGCCTGCAACTGCTGACTTGATGTTTGCACTCATCTCCAATGAAGAGTTAGAAGAGTTGAATCAGATTGCAGTCAAACAACTGAAGAACAGGTATAATGATCCAACCATAAACAAACGATTTGTGATTGGTATAGACAGGGCAAAGATGAAACTATTTGATATCAGTCAAAGTGAACAAGAGGACTTGGCGGATTCAGGTCAAGATGATGATGTACCTGTCTTTGATAAATCATCATTTGGATATGATGGTTTTAGTGTGTAGTCTGACATTATAATCTCTTTGGTAGTTCTATTACATTTCTTACAAACTGATGTTTCTGTCAGATTACACATTGTGGTGGGACAAAACATCTTTGCCTGATTATATGCGGCAACAAGTTGCGAACAAAGACCAGTGCAACATGATGGTTTCTCCATACTATATTTATGATTTATAAATACTCGAATGAAATCTTTTTTTGAAATATTGAACGAAGACAAGGGTGGCAAGAATCTCCACTTGGAACACCTAGAAGATGAGATACTCAACTATGGTGTAACAGGTGGTCGTGCTGCCATCAACTTTCTACGTTCACTCAGAGACATGATGGCTGGTGCAAGTCGTTCATCTGTGAACATGACAGTCAAATGGGATGGTGCACCAGCAGTGTTTGCTGGTATAGACCCAAGTGACGGCAAGTTCTTTGTTGCCAAGAAAAGTGTATTCAATGTCAATCCCAAACTCTACAAGACAAATGCAGAGATAGACGCTGACCTGTCTGGCACACTAAACTCCAAGTTCAAGGTGGCTCTCGCAGAACTATCCAAGTTGGGCATCAAGAACGTTTTGCAGGGTGACCTGATGTTTACTGATGATGTGGAGACAACTACTATCGATGGTGAGAAATACTACACCTTTCAACCCAACACCATCGTCTATGCTGTGCCCGTGAGCAGTGATTTAGGCAAGACAATATCAAAGTCGAAGATTGGTATTGTTTGGCACACAACGTACAGTGGTGAGACGCTAGCGGACATGCAGGCATCGTTTGGTGCAGACATTCGTAGTTTGAAGAAACCTAGCACAGTGTGGATGGATGATGCGACATATAAGGATGTATCAGGTAAAGCAACATTCACAAAAGAAGAGACAACCAAGGTAACTGCCGTGCTCAGTGAAACTGGTAAAACATTCCAGAAAATCAACTCTGGCCAGTTAACCTCATTTCTGAGGCTGCAAGACAGCATGACAGGACCACTGATGGGTGCATCACTGAAAACCTATAACAACAGCAAGGTACGTGCTGGTGAGGTTATCAAGAATCCCGCAGCACATGCAAAGGGATATGAGCAATGGGTGTTTGACTCAATCCAGAAACAGATTGACAAAGCCAAAAGTGACAAGGGTAAAGAAAAATATACCAATCTGCAAAAAGAGTATGTGCGAGAAGTAAAAAAATACACTCGCAATCTGACTCAAGTGATCACATTCCAGAATCTGCTAGTTGAGGCCAAGATGCTGATTGTCAAGAAACTGAACAGCGTCAAAGGACTCACCGACACGTTTATCAAAACGGCCAACGGATTCAAGGTGACAAATCCAGAGGGATACGTTGCTATTGACAGGGTGGCGGGTAATGCGGTAAAATTAGTGGACAGAATGGAGTTCAGCTTCAATAATTTCACTGCAATCAAGGCCTGGGACA